GTAGAGGTATCTCCCGTGAATAATGACATCACGAATAAACTAGAAGAATCACTTAATGTCATCTTGAAAACTTTCCGCTTGTTCGGGTTTGATGTGGTAAATTTTGACCTTTCCAATACCCTAAAGCACTGGGTGGAGTTGACCGAGGATTGTGGTGACTGGATGAAAGTTGCAAAATACAAATTAGCAGCTTACTTCAGCCATCACAAAAACCAGACAATCCCTGAAGCCCCTTTTACAAAGGAGGACAACCCAGGAATACTTTTAGGGGGTCAAGCTTATAGATTCCAAAGAGTTTTATTAAATAGAAATGATAAAAGAAGGGAACAGTTTCTAGCAACAATCCTTTTAGGTTGTAAAAAAGGAATGCCTAGACCAGTCGAATCTGATATCATAAAAAATGAAATAAAAACTTTTGAGAAACTCACATCACAACCCGAAAGCAAACAAGAAGTTAAAGAAGAAATACTTATAACAGAAGAAATGTATCCATATGCCCACCCAATGGTTGCATTTACGTTAAATAAAGCTGGTATTATTGCACAGCTTGAAAGAACAGTAGATGAACTATTTGAGGACAAAAAAATGGAACTATTAGATCAGATTAAAGTATTCTTCCCATCCACATCTGCAAATTACATTAATAATACAAAGAATGCAGGTGCCATAGGAACAATTATGGAACACCCGGAACTTCTTAATGGATTAAGAACGCCTGGTGGATGGTTGAAAACAAGATTAAGTGAAAAAACAAAAGAGGAAATAATTGAAACAGAAGAAGAAAGCCAAACACTGGATATTGATATAAGCAACTTAGAAGAAAACTGGGAAAAGTTGCTGCAAAGAATTGAATTCGAAGCAGCATTCGAAGAACCTAATGTTGAATTATTAGGACTTTCCGAAGCTTTGAAAGTAAGAGTTATATCAAAAGGTCCGCCACTTAAATACACCTTATTAAGGAACTTCTGGAAATTTATACACACAACATTAAGAAAACACAAAACCTTCACACTAATTGGCATACCAGCCTCAGAGGAAATCCTACTGAACGTACTGGGTGCGAAATTACATGAAGATGATGGTTTTCTTAGTGGTGACTATTCTGATGCAAGTAACAACATCTACCAATGGGCTAGTGAGGCAACAAGTAATAGAATAGGTGAGCGGCTACAGCTCAACCATCATATCATTAAAATGATGGCTGAGTCTCTAACTCAACATATAATACACCTTCCAAAAAACAGGAAGGGAATCCAGGAAAAAGAACCTAAGCTTCAGGAAATGGGACAATTGATGGGTAGTATAATGTCTTTTCCAATACTCTGTATAATTAACGCTGCAATGTGTCGTTGGTCACTAGAGATAGCAATGAATAAGCCTTATCAACTTAAACAATGCCCTCTCCTAATCAACGGAGACGACGTAGCAATGAAAACTACAGAGGATGGATATAACTTATGGAAAGCAATAACAAAGAATGTAGGTTTAACTGAATCAATAGGGAAGACCTTCTTTAGTCGAGAATTTGTACAAATTAATAGCACAAATTTTCTCTACGAAGAAGAATCAACCCGAAAGATAACAGTAACCGACATTCAAGGAATTGTTAAAATAAGAAATATGCCGTATAGCATGGTCCAATACATAAATTGGGGATTAGTGTCCGGTCTTAAAAGATCCGGAAAGGCAGGTCTCAATGACCTCACTGACCCTCATCAAACTATTGGTGCCCGTGCACGGCAACTACAAATACTATCACCACCTGAACTATTTGATGAAGCATATAAGGAGTTTATAAATGGACAACGTGAATGGCTAGAAAAGACTAGAGTTCCATGGTTTATCCCTGAGTGGCTAGGGGGATTAGGATTACCGATTAACAGTGAATTTAAACCGAGTGAGAAAGACTTACGTCTTGCACACTTGATTCTAATAAACTGGAAAAAGGAAAGACCAATCTCGATAGCACACCAAGAGACCAAATGGAAAACAAGGATATTAGCAGAAAAGAGAATGCCTGAGCCTTATTTCAGTCCATTAAAGAACAGCAATACTGATAACTTCGAAAAGTTTCTAGCACTTAAATGCGTAGATTTACTTTTTGATTCTCAGATATCGCTGGAAAATTTAATGGAAGCAGAAACAAAACCCAATGTCGGAAGGGCACTCAAAAAGAACTCAAAATTATGGAGTCCGAATGGAAAAAACTTACCATCGGCTCTTAAAATTGAGGACTTACAATTCTTAGCAAAATATCCTGCCTATATAACGGGCAGTCTTACATCAAAGTATGGAACTAACTTTGAATCAAGTTCTGTACAAATTATTTCCTCCAAAATTAAACCTTCTAGTTTAATTGGGGGCTTGGATTAATTGAAACAAATTACGACGAAACGTCAGTAATACAATATCAATACTTAAGAAAACTTTAATCAACAGCGTAGGCCGTGCGTTAGGTTGTAAACTAAATGTTACAACTTCCGAACCACTTGTGTTGCGACTTATTACATGTAATAAGGTCCGATCATTCATGAATCGGAATTAAAGTAAGTATGATAAAGGTAATCAATCCAAACCCGTA